GATGCTGGAGCAGAAGTTCAAAAAATGGTATTGGGTGGTGAACTTGTACAAATACTTTCCGATTTAATTGATGCAATTAATTCACAATCATATTTAACACCATCTGGTACATCTGGAGTTGCCCCATTAAATACAGCAACTTTTAATTCTATAAAAGGTAAATTAAAAACAATATTATCTGCTAAAAATTATTTAAGTAAATAAAATGGCATTTAATTTAACAAAAGAATTAACGCATTTAGCCGAAGAAAGAGCTTCTCCTCAAAGTTGGACGGATTTTTATATCAATATGATTGTTGAAATGGAAGAGATTGCGTTGTATAATTTAGCCGGTAAGTTTACTAAAATTGCAGCGTTAAAGGTTGGTAAAAATGTAGAAGATACTACTTTTAATAAAATAACAGATATTGCTAATATGACATTATTTGCAAAATCTTTAATGGAACAATATGATTCATTAATGAAAAATGGTAAAACAATTATAGGTGGTGTTCCATTAGGAAGCGGTAATGTAAAAATAGCAACTGGTATTTTAATCGCAACATTGGCAAGAACTAATGCAAGTAAAACTGGAGACTTATTAAGAGATATAGGACCAGTATTTCAGGCTTATTGGGCAGGAGCACAATTATCAAGAATGCATGTTCCAAACATACCATGTATAGGTTCTATAAAAAACTTAACAACAAATGAAGCTGTTAATTTAAGTCCAGGCATATGGACACCCATAACGGTTCCACCTATACCATTAACATCACAATTTTTATTAAGTTTTATTATATCTGCACAATTGCATTTATTAACATTGGGTGGTTTCTTTTTTTGTAATTGTCAATATCCACCACCAGCTCCTCCTGCACCGGGTATATTACCATATTTTGGATATGTTGTAGATGGTTTTTCAAATCCGATTAAAACATTCAAAGGTGTTAAAGCTTTGGAAGTTGGAGTAGCATTGGCAGCAAAAGCATCGGATGTCGTAATTGATACGGTAAAGGGTAATCCAATACATGAAGCATTGACAGCAGTTATATCTGATACCTCAGCCGATGCTAAAATTAGAGATGCTGCAAAGGCATTACAATCTGGTACAGAAGGGGAACTTGCTCAAGCTAGTCAAAACTTAAATCCAAATGCACCAAAGAGGGGTTAAATTTTAACTTTCAATATTTATTAACAAACAGAAAATATATTTTTATGAAATCAGAAATTTTATTAACTTTAATTAAAGAAGTTGTAAAAAATGAAGTAAAACAACAGGTTAAGGAAGAAGTTGCAAAACTTATAAAATCTGGTGCAGTTACTATCAACAAACAAAGACCACAACAACAATCTACTCCTTCATTGAAAGATTTAACGGAAGTAAATACTACTCCTAAAAAAGAATCAATGATACCTAGATTAGAAAGACCTAAGCAAACAAATAGAGTTCTTTCAAAAGACCCAATGATTAATGAAATACTTAATTCAACAACACCATTTACTGCAAAACATAGAGCAGAGGGTGGAATGCCTGGTATGGACGGTGCAAGTATTTTAGATGCGTTACAGCCACAAAGAAGTATGGAAGAAGATTGGGAAACAATGGATTTTACAGGTCAAATGCCACCACAAGCTGCAATTCCAAATCCAGAAGGTGCTGAGGCAGTTGTAAAAGCATTAACTAGAGATTATACTGAATTAGTAAAAAGATTTAAATAATGGCAATAGAGTTAGGTAAAGTAAATGTTACCGATTTAACACAAAATAATTATAAAATATTAGGGATTGGAATAAATCAATCGTCTAATGTTGGTGGTATTTTTGCTGTTAATTATACAACTCTAACACAAGCTAAAAATAATTTAATTAATCTTATTCTTACAAAAAAAGGAGAAAGATTGATGAACCCGGAATTTGGTTGTGATATTTGGAAATTATTATTTGAACAAATAGATGGTCCTCTTTTAGAAAATAGAGTTGAAACATCTATAACCAGTGCGGTTTCTACGTGGTTACCATATCTAAAAATAGACCAAATAATATTTGATTATGATAATGTGGATATTGATAATAATACAATGGTATTAGAAGTTAAATTTTCTTTAGTATCAAATCCAAATTTATCAGAAACAGTAACTATAAATGTAAATAATTAAGAATGGCAATTCAACCTTTAAATAAGAATTGGGGAGTAAATAATAAGAACATAAATTATGTAGGTAAAGATTTTGCCGCATTGAAACAAAACCTTATTGATTTTACCAAAACATATTTTCCAAACACATATTCGGATTTTAATGATGCTTCACCTGGTATGGTTTTCATTGAACAGGCTGCAGCAATCGGAGATGTTCTTTCGTTTTACCAAGATACTCAATTAAAGGAGTCAATGTTGGCATATGCTACTGAAAGAAAGAATGTAATGTCTTTAGCACAGGCTATGGGATATAAACCAAAGGTTACAACACCTGCAGTAACAAATTTAACAATTTATCAATTAGTCCCATCAAATGGTCAAATTGGTTCTTTAAATGCACCTGATTCGGATATGTATTTAAAAATATCAGCAGGTTTGCAAGTAACTTCTACATCAAATTCAAATGTATCATTTATAACAACCGATGCAGTTGATTTTGGTAATCCAATAGGTAGAGAAATAGATGTTTATCAAAGAGATGTAGCAACAGGTTCACCAACTCAATATTTAATTACAAAAACAGTTCAAGCTATTTCAGCAAGAAAAGTTAGTACAAGTATTAGTTTTGCAGATGATACAGATTATCCAACTGCATTGTTAACGGATACAAATATTATACAAATTCAATCAATAGTTGATTCAAACGGAAATACTTATTATGAAGTTCCATATTTAGCACAGGAAAGTGTATTTGTAGAACAACCAAACACTTCAGTAAATGCAGGAGCCGATTTATACAATTCATCATCGGTAGTTCCTTATTTATTAGAAGTTCAAACGGCACCTTATAGATTTTCAGTATTGGTAAATACCGATAACACAATGACATTACAATTTGGTAGTGGTGATGTTAGATTGCCTGATGAAATTATATTACCAAATTCAAAAAATGTTGGATTGGGATTATCAAATTCTATTCAAAGATTAAATCAAGGAATTGACCCATCTAATTTTTTAAAAACAAATACATTTGGTATTGCACCAATCAATACAACATTAACTATAACTTATTTAGTGGGTGGTGGTGTTCAATCAAATGTTAATAGTGGTGATTTAACTACAATTAGTAATATTAACTTTGATGATAATTTACTATCTATTGCAGCAAATAAATTAGCAGCATATCAACAAACAAAAGCAACAATAGCAGTTGAAAATTTAGAACCTGCAATTGGTGGTAGAGATGCGGAAAGTATTGATGAAATTAGACAAAATGCTTTGGCTAATTTTAGTTCTCAAAATAGAGCAGTTACAAGACAAGATTATATTGTAAGAGCATTAAGTATGCCAGAAAGATATGGTAGTATTGCAAAAGTATATGTTGCACAAGATAGTGAAATAGATAACACATCACCTGCATCTATTTTATCTTCTCCATCTAATATTGCAGAATTTACTCAATTGGTAACAAATTTACAAGGATTATCTCAATCGGATATTCAAAAGCAATTAACACAATATATTTCAAAAAAGAAAAACGATGTTAATCAAATTAATAACCCATTAGCAATCAATATGTATGTTTTGGGATATGATTCAAATAAAAATTTGACAAATTTAAATCAAGCTATAAAACAAAATTTAAAAACTTATTTAAGTGATTATAGATTGTTAACAGATGCTATTAATTTGTTAGATGGTTTTATTGTAAATATTGGAATAGATTTTGAAGTTACATGTTATTCAAATTATAATAAATCAGAAGTAATTGCAAATTGTTTAAAAGCATTACAAAATTATTTTAATATAGATAAATGGACATTTAATAAACCAATTAATATTTCTGAAATAGAATTGACGTTGGCAAATATAGATGGTGTAATGAGTGTTCCATCGGTTGTAATATCTAATTTATGTGCAGGAGATGGCACATACTCACCAAACAGATATAATATTTCACAAGCAACACAGGGAAAGATAGTTTATCCATCTTTAGACCCTTGTATATTTGAAGTTAAGTATCCTACAAAAGACATCAAAGGGAGGGCATTATAATGCATATATTTTATACATCATCATATGACGCAAGTGTATATCTACAACAACCTGAACAAAACGCAGGAAGAGATGAGATATTAGAAGTAGGTAAACTTTATTATGGTTCTACCAAAGATATAGCTAGAACATTTATTAAGTTTGAAACTGGTTCTATATCAGCATCTATTGCACAAATAACAGGAAGTTGGTATGCACATTTAAATTTAAAATCAGCCAACGCATCTGAAATACCCTTACAATATACTATATACGCCGATGCCGTTTCTCAAAGTTGGGCAATGGGAACTGGTACTAAATTTGATAATATAACATCGGATGGTATTAGTTGGTATTATAGAGATGGTATAAATACATGGCAAGATAATACGATAGGTGGTAGTGCTACATTTGCAGCTGGAACAACTGGTTCTGCAAATGCACAAGGTGGAACATGGTATACGGGTTCAGAAGCTTCACAATCATTTAATTATGAACCTGATGATATTAGAATGGATGTAACTGGAATTGTAAAACTTTGGTTAAGTGGTTCTATTCCTAATAATGGATTTGTAATTCATCATGGATTAACAAACGAATCGGATAGTTTAGATTACGGAGTTTTAAAATTCTTTTCAAAAGAAACTAATACGATATATGAACCAAAATTAGAATTATCATATTCCGATAGAACTATTAATACTGGTAGTTTATCACCAGTAACGGGTTCGGCTGATTATGATTATAAAGTAGTTCCAACAAATCTTAAAACAAAATATCTAAGAAATTCAATAGTTACTATTAGAGTTAAAGGTAGAGATATGTTTCCATTAAAATCTTTTGGAACAACATTTGCATATGACCAAAGTAAAT